CAACATCTTCATCTACAACATCTTCAGCACCATCAGCACCTTCTGGACCATCATATTCTTCAGGATATTAATAAAAAAATAAATCAAAAAAATGACAGAAAAGAGAATTCAGTTTAGTAATATAATTTTTAATCAACTCCCTGCATATGTTAGGGAGGAGTTTCCATTAGTTTCGGAGTTTCTTTCTCAATATTATCGTGCTCAAGAGTTTCAAGGCGCACCTATTGATCTAATTCAAAATATTGATAAGTATGTTAAACTTGATGAAGTAACTCATCAAATTGATTCTGTAATATTAGGTAATAATATTACAAGTTTTGACGATGTAATACCTGTAGAAATATCGAGTTCTCTTACTGGAACTGATGGATTTCCTGAGAAATATGGTTTATTAAAAATTAATAATGAAATAATTACTTATACTGGAAAAACCTTTAATTCTTTTACTGGATGTATAAGAGGGTTTAGTGGTATTGATTCTCTTAAAACTCAAAATAATTCTGATAAATTAGTATTTACTGAATCAGAATCGACAAATCATTCTGTAGGAGATACTATTATTAATTTAAGTTCTTTATTTTTAAAAGAATTTTTATCTAAAATCAAATATCAGTTGACTCCAGGATTTGAAAATAGGAAGTTATATGAAAATTTAAATGATTCAATATTCATTAAACAATCAAAAGATTTTTACAGAAGTAAAGGTACGGATGAATCCTTTGAAATTTTATTCAGATCTCTTTATGGAAAAGACGTAAGTATTATAAAACCAAAAGAATATCTTTTTAGACCTTCCGATGCACATTATGAGATAACAAAAGATTTGGTTGTAGAAAGTATTGAAGGAAATCCAGAAAATTTATTAAACTGTACCTTAATTCAAGATGAATATTCAGATTTTACAAAAGCATATGCATCAATTGCAAAGGTAGAAAAAATAGTTTCTAGAGATGGAAAAGAATACTATAAACTTAGTATAGATTCTGGATATAATAAAGATATACTATTCGATGGTGCGTTACATGGAGAATTTAAAGTTCACCCACAGACTAAAGTAATTGGTCGATATGGTGTAAGATCTTTTATAGTAACTAGTGTAGTAAATCCAGGAACACCACCACCCAATAAAGTTTGGGCAATTAATAGAATAACTCAACAACAGTTGACTTTAGTAAAAGGAAATACATATAGATTTGATACATCAGATTCTTCCAATAGTGGACATATTCTTATATTTCAAACAACTTCTGGAGGTTCTCTTTCTTCACTATATTATATTGTATCTGGCAATGGGGTTGCTGGCGAAGCAGGATCTTTTGTTGATTTAATTATTAATATAAATGCTCCAGATGAAACAATAAAATACAATTGCTCACTTCATAATGGAATGGGAGCAAATATTAATATAACTACCGATTATACTGGTGGACTTACAACTCTAGATGTTGATTCAACTGTAGGATTTCCAAATAGTGGAAACCTGTATGTCACATATAACGATCAAACACAGGGTACTATAGGATATGAATCAAAAAGTGTAAATCAATTTTTTAATTGTTCAAATATTACAGGAATCATTGAGGATTCTGCATATATTGGTATTAGCACCTATGCACGTAAATTACCTTTTGAGGGTTCTGATGAAATTGTTAAAGTAAGAATTACTTCAGTTATAAAAGATTTTGATTTAATCAGTGATTCATACTATCTTAAAAAAGGTAATACTTGTCAAATTAAAACTCTAGGAGTTAACTCGGAAGATGTAGTTTCAAATAATTGGTTTTTTAATATTCCAACCTCTTATAATGTTCAATCAATTTCTTTGCTTGATGATACTGATAAAACTTATAGAATTGATATAAAATTAAATCATATTTTCAGAATAGGTGACAGTTTAAAAATAATAGACAGTAATGGTAATGAAAAAAATTCTACAGTAATTGATATTATTTCGAAAAAATCTTTTAATGTAAGAGGTCAAGGACAATTGTTGCTTACAGATACTTATACAATAAAAAAAAATCTTTTAGCACCAAATTCTCCAACGTTTCCATACATTTCTGCTTTTAATGCAAATGTTCAAAATGTATACAAACAAAACAATAAAACTATAGTTGCATCACCATCTCTTCCATATTATAATGAACAACCATTAAATGTTTCATCAAAACAAATAATTTTTTCTGGAACATTTAATTCTGATACCTTTAATATTACTACTACCAAAGATCACGGGTTTTATACTGGAGATTTAGTTTACTATACACCAGAAAAAATAATATCTGAATCATTTGACAATGAAGGCAATGTTATTAAAATTTCTCAAACTTTAAGTAAGTTGTTTGCTGAGGGAATATATTTTGTAAAAAGAATAGATTCTAACACTATTAAGTTTGCTTTAAGTAAATCTGACATATACAATTCAAAATTTATTTCTGTTGATAGTTCAGTAAAAGTAACTGCAAATAAACTTGAATATTATAACTTTAAATCAAAAACACTTAAGTCACAAAATCTTTTTAGAGAAATTTCCCCCCCTATTAATGATGGAGCACAATATCCAACAGAACCTGGATTTACTGGAATTTTAATTAACGGTGTAGAAATATTAAATTATAAATCCCAGGATATTGTATATTATGGGCAACTAGATGAAATAGAAGTTACCTCTCCTGGTGGAGGTTATGATGTCATCAATCCACCAGAATTATTAATCACCGATTCAGTGGGATCTGGTGCTACTGGATATTGTGCAATAAAAGGTTCTCTTAGTGAAATAAGAATCATTGATCCTGGATTTGATTATGTAGAAATACCATCTATTAAGATAACTGGAGGAAATGGTGTAGGTGCTTTAGCTTACGCATCAATGAAATTAGTCGATCATCAATCATCTTTCAATTCTGAGAGCAGTTCGACACAAATATCATTAACAAATCATACTATTGGATTCAGTACATATCACAAATTTAGAAATGCTGAGCAAATAATTTACATTACTGGTGATCAGAAAGGAGTTGGTGGTATTTCTACAGGTTCCGCATATTTTGTTTTCGTACAATCACCAACTGAAATTAAGTTGCATAATACTTTAGGTGACGTAATATCTGGAATTAATACTGTCAATTTAACTTCGTATGGAATTGGAAATCACGAATTTAGATCTTATAATAAAAAATCTATTTTAGGATCAATCATTATACAAGATTCTGGTTTTGGATATGAAAATAAGAAAAAAACAGTTTTTAGTTCAGTAACAGGTATTAATACATCAATTAATCAAATTAATATTGTAAATCATGAATTTCTGTCAGGAGAAGTTATAAAATACATAAACTATTCTTCTGATGGATCTGTAATTGGTGGATTAACCACTAGCACTGAATATTATCTAACCAAAGTCGATGACAATAATTTTAAATTGTCGGGTATTGGAACTGGATCAATATTAAGAGATTTTTACTATAACACAAAACAGTTTATCAATTTAACTTCAGTTGGAGTTGGAACTCACACTTTCAACTATCCTGAAATTTCTGTTGAAGTGATTGGCAATGTTGGTATTTCTTCAATTGGTTCTAATAATTTTAAAGCAGTTGTTCAACCAATTTTTAGAGGAGTAATTACTTCAATACATTTAGAAAGTAATGGATCCAATTATGGATCATCAGAAATTTTAAATTATAAAAGACAACCTTTAGTTACTTTAAACAGTGGTTCTGGTGCTAAAGTTATTCCTATTATTTCAGATGGAAAAATTAAAGAAATTTTAGTAATTTCTTCTGGGAGTAAATATAACTCTCCACCAAACTTAGTAATTAATGGAAGTGGTTTTGGAGCAGTACTTACTCCAATTATTAAAAACGGTCAATTAATTGAAGTAAAGGTAATTGAATCTGGCATTGAGTATGTATCAGACACTACTTCAATAGATGTTCTTTCTACAGGATCTTTAGAAGAATTTAATCCAAAAATACAATCGTGGAATGTTAATATTTTTGAAAAAAATCTATCAATTATCTCCGATGATGATGGAGTTTTATCTGAAGGAATTAATGAAAATTTCGAATTGGAATATTCTCATCTTTATGCACCAAGAAAACTTAGAGAAATTGTTTATTCTTCAGACTCTGATGGAAATACTTTATATGGAAAAAGAGATTTAAGAAAGATTGGAGATGATGAGGTATTATCAACTGACCACTCACCAATTATAGGGTGGGCATATGATGGAAATCCAATCTATGGTCCATATGGGTACTCCACAAAACAAGGTGGAATAGTATCTCAAATGAAGTCTGGATATAAACTTAAGTCAGGACTTAATTTGACACAAAATAGACCTTCATTATCTTCATTTCCTAATGGATTTTTTATTCAAGATTATAGTCACTTTCAAGTTTCTGATGAAACTGTATTGGACAAAAATAATGGAAGATTTTGTGTCACTCCAGAATATCCAAATGGAACATATGCATATTTTGCAACAATTAATAATTCTGGTGCAGACTCATCTGGACCCTTTGATGGATATAAGTCACCAATATTTCCATATTTAATTGGGAATAATTTTAATTCAAAACCGAATCAATTTAATTTCAAAAAAACATCAAATCAAAGTGATTTTGATTTAAATCAAACTAGTTTTTCAAGAAATACTAATCCATATAATTTACTTGAAAGTGATTCTTTTACCACTCCTTATCAATACGTAGACCTTCAAAATCTTTTAAATCAGACCGCAGACATTAAATATGCTTCTTCAGGTTTTATAGAAACAATAAACATAACTTCTGGTGGTGTTGAATATAAAATTGGAGATAAATTAATATTTGATAATGAAGGTACTGATGGATACAATGCTTCTGCCGAAATAGAAAGAATTTCCGGAAAATCTGTAAATTCAATCAGTGTAGCAACTACTTCAATATCTAATGTTGAATTTTATCCAACTACACCCCGAGGAAATTTCTTAGTATTTTCTGAAAATCCACATAATTTTACAAATACTGCTTTGGTTGTTGTTTCTGGATTAAATACAACATCATCTTTGATTGAAGGATCATATCGAATTGGAATATCAACAAATACAATTGGCATTGCCGTTAGTATTGGTAGCACGGCAGTAACTGGAATTGTTACTTATTTTTCTGTCGCAGGAAACTTAAATTATCCAAATATTAGAGAAAATGATATTCTGGGAATAGGAACAGAAAAAATTAAAGTATTAAATGTTGATGTAGGATCATCAAGAATTAGAGTTCTTCGTGCAGTAAATGGAACTGTTGGATCTTCTCATAGCATTACTACTCCTTTATATGAGAATTCTAGAAAATTTACAATAAATTCGGGATTTAGGTCACAGTATGATTATAAAATAAATCGTGAATATTATTTCAATCCAATTGATGCTGTTGGATTAGGAACAATTGTTGCAAAAAATATAGTTTTTCGTACAACAACTATTAGTTCACCTGTTGGAATTGGGTCGACGATAATTTTTGTTGTTGATACAACCGGAATTATTGCTGGTGTAAGTTCTATTAGTGTAGTAGGTCCAGGCACAATTACAACTAGACCAATTGTTTCTGTTGCATCCACATTTGTTCAAATTGGAACATCATCTACAGTTGCAGATGTACTTGGTATTGGAACTGTGGTGACTTTCAGCACTCGTTCGGAAATTGGAATTGGTTCTACCATAATCTTTTCAAATCCGGGAACTGGTGCTACACAAATTTTTATTCCTACGAAATCTATCTATATTTCAAATCACCGATTAGACACTGGTGATGAATTAATTTACTCTACAAATGGTGGAAATCCGATTGGAGTTTCTACAAATGGAATATCAACTTCGGTATCAATTTCAGACCAATCTATAGTTTATGTTGCAAAAATATCGAATGATTTAATTGGTATCTCTACATTTAAAATTGGAATTGGAACTGGAGGAACTTTCGTTGGAATTGCAAGTACTACTCGGGAAATGGGAACTCTATTCTTTACAAATGTGGGCACAGGAAACAATCATAGTTTTAAAACAAAATATAATAGTTTATCAGGAAATATTTCAAAAAATACTATTACAGTATCTACCGCACAAAGTCATGGACTTTTAAATAATGATATTGTTTTTGTTGATGTAAATCCATCTATATCAACCACATTTACTTTCAAATATAATGATTATTCTAGAAAAGTATTAGTAAATCCAAAAGATTTTATTTCTGCTGGAATTAATACACTTACAAATACAATTACAATCTTAAATCATAAATTTGAGAATGGACAAAAAGTAATTCACACCGCATCCGTTCCTGCAGTTGGGCTTGAGAGTGATAAAGAATATTTTATTTATATAGTTGATACTAATAATATTAAACTTACTAATACTTACTATGATTCTATTAACGTAAAACCCGAGATTGTTGGCATTACTAGTGCATCAAATGGAACATTATCTGCAATCAATCCACCAATTCAAGTATATAGAAACTCTTTAGTTATATTTGATTTATCAGATCCTTCTCTTTCATATACTCAACAAGCAACACGTTATCCTGCATTTGATTTAAAATTCTTTAAAGACTCTAATTTTACGGAAAATTATGATAGCAACTCTAGTGATCAACTTTTTAATGTGCAAAAAGTAGGAACTGTTGGAATTACAAGTGATGCAAGAGTTTCTCTATCAATTAATAAAAACACACCACAAAAACTCTATTATAATTTAGTTCCAATTTATAATGGAACTCTTCCCGAAAATAAAAAGTTAATTAATGAAGATCGTGAAGTTTTATCAAATAATGAAATTCAAGTTTATAAAAGTCAATACAATGGACAACATAAAATTATATCAGGATCTAGTACGTCATTTACCTATGATATCACAAAAGTTCCGGAAGAAAATTTATATACTTCAGGCATATCTAGTATAAAATACGAAACCAGTTCATTAAATGCTAATGGACCTATTTCAAAAATTAAAATAACAAACAAAGGATTGAATTATTTTTCTATTCCACAAATTTCAAATATTATATCTAGAACTGGAATTGGGGCAATATTAGAACCTTCGAGCACTTCTATTGGTAAAATTAATTCTGTAAAAATAAATGATATTGGATTTGATTTCCCATCAGATCTAACAATGAGACCTAGTGTAGTAGTTCCACAAGTTATGCGAATAGATCCTCTTTCATGTTTTGAATCTATTGGAATATCTTCATTTGGAAGAGGATACACTTCTGCACCAAAAATTATAGTTTTAGATGGGAAAACTGGTAAGATTGCTTCAGACGCTGATTTAAAATATACTTTGAGCAATACTCAAGTACAAATTTTAAAAAACACGTTTGGACTAAACAATGTAGCACCAACAATTTTACCAATTCAAAATTCAAATGGAGTTGATATTAGTTCTGTTGGATTTAATACATCAAATAAAAATGTAACCATTACATTATCAGTTGGGTTTAGTACAGTAAATTCATTCCCTTTTGCAGTGAATGACAAAGTTTTAATTGAAAATGTTAGTGTAGGAGTTGGATCAACCGGAAAAGGATATAATTCAGAAAATTATAATTATCAACTTTTTACACTTACTTCAGTTACTGAAAACCTTGGGGGACTTGGTGGATCTGTAGTGTACAATCTAAATGAATTTCTTGCTGGTTCAGAATTTCCAGGCAATTTCGACTCTGAGAATTCTTCTGGTAAAATTATTTCACAAAAACATTTTCCAATTTTTAATGTGGTTTTGAAAAAAAATGATTATCTTATAGGAGAAAATGTAACATCAGAATCTGCTACAGGAATAGTGGAAGGTTGGAATCCAAAATCAAATTTTGTAACGATCTTATCTAAAAAGAATTTTAAACTTGGAGAAGTTATAAAGGGATCCTCTTCAAGAACTCAAGGAGTTGTATCTGAAATTGCAAAATTTGATGCATTTTTTAATCTTGATGCAACGTCAAGATTTTTACATGGGAACCAATCTGATGCTGGAGTATTAAATAGTAGTATACAAAGAATTCAAGACAATGATTATTATCAAAATTTTTCGTATTCAATTAAATCTACAGTAGATTTTGATACTTGGAATGATGTAGTAAGTTCTTTAAATCACACTACTGGATTTAAAAAATTCTCAGATTTTCAATTAGAAACTCCTTCTACTTTTGCAGAAATTACTAGCAATTCACTTAATATTAACTTACCATCCGATTTAACTTTTATTGATGTTATAAGTGACATTATTAGTGTTGTAAATTTAAATTGTGTTTATGATTTTGATTTAGTAAAAGAAAATTCACTTCAAATTGGATCTCAAATTTTTTCAAATGAAATAATATTTTCAAATAGAGTTTTACAAGATTATGCAGAATCTGTAGGAAACAGAGTTTTGACTATTGATGATATTAGTCATCAATTTAACAGCAATCCAAGACCAACTCGTTTTTCTGAAATTTCTAGGTTTAATCTGACGAGTGTGAAATCACAAAAATATTTTATATATGTAAGTGACAAGAGGTATTCTAGAGAAAGACAATTTCTAATTATTACGTCTCTTATTGATAATGTTGGTAATATATTTTTAAATCAATATGCAAGAGTAGAAAGCACTTATGATATGGGATCCTTTGATTTTATTATTGATGGAACTGAGGGAGTTCTTCAATTTTTCCCAACCAAGTTTAGCATTAATGATTTTAATATATCCTCACTTTCATATAACATTGAAGATAGTCATTCTGGTATAGGAAGCACAACCTTTGGGAGTATTGTTGATATTCGATCAAGTAGTGTTGTTGTTTCTGCTGGAACTACTACTACTATTATTGGAATTGCAAATACCTATAGATCTATGAAGGTTTTGGTTTCAATTTCTTCATCGACTACAAATCAATATGAATTTGATGAATTGAATATAATTCATGATGGAACTAATGTAGAATTTTTGGAATACGGGCAGTTAACAAATCATTCTCTCAATTTATATTCAAGCACGGGACTTGGAACATATTACCCATATCTTTCTGGTGGGCAACTCAAAGTTGATTTCATACCAAATTCTCAAGTTACTACAACAGTCAATGTTAGTACTACTCAAGTTGCGTTTGCGGCCACATCAACTGTTGGTGCGGTGAATCATGATATAAAACACGCTAGGTTAGAAGGTAAATCTACTTCTATTGCTTCAACATCAACTCCAACACCTGTAGGTATTAGTAGTTATCCTGATGCCTACGATAGTGCATACTTTATTGTTCAAATATCTGATAACACAAATAATGTTCATCAATTATCAGAAATAATTGTTGTTGATGATAATACTAACGAAATTGACGTTCAACCAAATGTTTATGTTACAGAATATGGAGTTGTCAATACTCTTTCGGGCCTTGGAACCATTGGTGTTCAAAGAACTTCTTCAATAGTAGAGTTAACATTCAAACCATTAGCAAATATTGCTGTTGATGTAAAAGTTTATTTAAATGCACTCAGACATCAAGATGATGATAAGGATATAACTGATTTCATAGATTCAAAAGTTCAAACAAACTTTGGAACTTATGAAGGAACTGATTCTGCCATCAAACGAGCCTTTGATATAACTTACAAAAATGATCCAATATTCGAAAAATATTTTGTTGGCAGTGCTTCTACAGTTATTGATACAAATTTAAATGTTATTTCTGTATCAAACCATTTCTTTGTAACTGGAGAACAAGTTGAGTATACTTATGCTGGAGAAGGAACAACACAAGCAATTGGAATTGCATCAACCAGTTTTGCTGGAATTGGAATTACCGATAAACTTCCCAAAAATGTATATATTGTAAAAGTTGATGCAAACAATGTTAAGTTAGCAAGAAGTGCAGAAGATGCTCTTAAAGATATACCAAAAACTTTAGATATTGTTAGTGTCGGAATTGGAACTTCGCATAGATTTGTTAGTACAAATCAAAATGCAAGGGTAATTTTAGCACTTGATAATGTTATTCAATCCCCAATAGTTTCTACTGCAACTACAACAACATTATCAACTAATGTCTTTACAACTGACGATAAGATATTTCTCAACCAAGTTACATCTTTCTTTGGTGGAGATTTAATTAAAATTGGTAATGAAGTAATGAGAGTTGATGGTGTTGGTATTGGAAGCACTAATGCTATTCAGGTTCGTAGACCAAGATTGGGAACATCAGTTGCTGGATATCCAACAGGATTTCTGGTCACTAAGGTAACTGGCAATTATAATATAATTGATAATGTTCTTAATTTTGTAGAAGCACCTTTTGGAAACCTTCCGTTCAGCAGTACAACAAATCGTTCTGATGAGAGAGATTGGGTTGGTATATCAACAGGATCGTCATTCCAAGGAAGATCCTTTATAAGATCTGGAGTTACAAACTCATCAGAGGAAACTTATAGTAAAAATTACATTTTTGACGATATTTCTGCAGGATTTAATGGTATTGGTAAAACATTTACATTGAAATCTAATGGTGTTAATGTATCTGATGTTTCAACTAAAAATGCAGTTATTTTAATTAATGACGTTTTTCAAGGTCCGGGATCAACGTATAATTATACTTTATCAGAATCTGTAGGAATAACTTCAATTACCTTTACTGGAACAGCAACTTCAGTTTCTTATGATGTTAATAATGCAAGTATTCCAAGAGGTGGAATTATTGTATCTGTTGGATCAACTGGAGGATTTGGATATCAACCTTTAGTTTCTGCGGGAGGGACGGCAGCAGTTTCAGTTGCTGGTACTATTTCAGCAATCAGCATTGGTAATAGTGGATCTGGATATCGTTCTGGTGCTCAAGTTGTTAAAGTTGGTGTTGCACTTTCTTCAACTAGCACTCCAACTATTGAATTTATTGGAACTGCTTCGGTAAGTAATGGTAGAATTGTAAGTATTGCGATTACAAATCCAGGCACAGGATATACATCTACAAATCCGCCATATGTAATATTTGATGACCCATTATCATACTCAAATATTCCTCTTATTTACAGTTCAGGATCTTCGGGTGTTGGTACACAAGCAAAAGTTAATATTGTTGTTGGTCAAGGATCTAGTATAATTGATTTTGAAATTATTAACACTGGATATGGTTATGGTGATAATCAAATTCTAACTGTTCCAATTGGAGGTATAATTGGGATTCCAACAACAGGATCATCATTTAATGAATTCCAACTAACCATACAAAAAACTTTTGCTGATAAATTTACTGGATGGTCAATTGGAGAACTTCAAGTTCTTGATCCTCTTGATTTTGAATTTAATGGACAAACTGTTGCTTTCCAACTAAAATTATCTGGCGATTTAATTTCTGTTCGTTCTGCCAGAGGATCGAATATTAATATTCAAGACACTTTATTAGTATTTATCAATGATATTTTGCAAGTTCCTGGTGAAGGATATACTTTCCCAGGAGGCACTATTATTACATTTGCAGAACCACCAAAAATTGGGGATACTTCAAAAATTATTTTCTATCGTGGAAGTGGGTCTGTTGACGTTGTAGATGTTAATATTCTAGAAACCGTTAAGGTTGGTGATGAACTAACAATTAATTATGACTCTTATCGTGGACAACTCCCAGGACTTCAAGAAGAAGAAAGAACAGTTACTCGAATTGATTCTACAGATTTAGTTAAAACAAACCCATATTTTGGTCCAGGAAATGTTAATGACGAAACTCTTGAAAGACCTGTAACATGGTGCAGACAAACTGAGGATAAGATTATTAATGAAATACAAATTGGAAAGGATAGAATTCTATATGAGGCTGGAATTACTCCAACATCATATTTAATTCAATCAGTTGGAATTGGAAGCACTATTCTTTACGTTGATAATATAAGACCATTTTTTAATCCAATAAATGAAACAATATCCACAAATCCCAACTCACTAGCATTCCAAAATTCAGTTGTCATTATTTCTCAAAATGATAAAGTTGGAGCATCTGCAACCGCAATAGTATCAACTGCAGGAACAGTAACTTCAATTGTAATCAGTAATGGTGGAGTTGGATATACAACCACACCAACAGTATCAATTTCTCAACCAATTGGATTTGGAACCACAGCAGCGCAAAATACTACTCTCACATCTGTGACCGTATCTGAAGGAGTCGTAACAGGAATTGCAGTTACATTTGGAGGGGGTGGTTATATATCCACCACTCCTCCACAGGTATTAATTGAATCACCAAGTACGATCAAAGAGACTGTTGGTGTTGCTTCATATACAGGTGATTCTGGTGTTATCGTTGGATTTGGAACTACTGCAACTGGTATTATATTTGATTTTTATATTCCGACTAATTCATATTTAAGAGATGCCTCTATTGCTGGAACTGCACTCACAGTTAGTGGTATTGGAACTGGTGATTACTTCTTAGTTTATGATTCAAATATTGGTTTTGCAACAACATCAATAACATCAAGAGATACTAGTAATAATATCATAGGAATTGGAACCAATTTTATTAATAATGTTTATCAAGTAAAAAGTGTAAGCAATGTAAGTGTTGCAAACACTGCGATTGGAATTGCAACAGTTGGCAGTGCAACAACTACTGTAAGAAGAGTTAGTGCAATAGTTAGTGGTATATCAACAATTAGTGGATATTTGGGAGTAGGAATAGGAACCACTTCAATTAGTTTTGGTAACTTTAGTTGGGGAAAAATTGAATTAACATCGAGGTCTAAAGAAAACACTTACAATTTCTATGGAAATGTTGGAGTGGGCGGAATTTCAACTTCTGGTGTTGTTAAGAGAACTCTTCCACTTAAATTTTAAAACTATGTTATTACTTAAATAAATAATAAAAAACTATCATAAAATGGCAGCAATTATAACCGACCAAATTAGAATATTAAATGCAAAGAATTTTGTTGCAGGAGTAACTTCTTCAGTAAATTCTTATTATTCTTTTGTTGGTCTACCAAATCCCACCAATATTCAATCTGATTGGGATACAAATCCCCCATCACCAAAAGATAATTTTAATGAGGAAAATGACTATTGGGATACTATGATTGGATTAAAAAAAATTAATTCAAGTGATGTTCGACAGGTGGTTCAGAAACGTTTTTGGTCTTCTGGTACAACTTTTGATATGTATCGTCATGACTATAGTAGATCAAACACTGCAAAAGTTTCTGGTGCAACTAATTTATATTTATCATCATATTATATCTTAAATAGTGATTATAGAGTTTATATTTGCTTACAGAATGGAACAAGTTCTGATAGTCCGAATGGTAGATCTTCACTTGATGAACCATTATTCACTGATTTAGAACCAAGAGCAGCAGGATCTAGTGGTGATGGATATGTTTGGAAGTACCTTTATACTATTAAACCTATTGATATTATTAAATTTGAATCCACTGATTTTATGCCGGTTCCTATAGATTGGGAGACAGGATCCGATAATGCTTCAGTTAGAAATAATGCAGTTGATGGATCTATAAAAATTATAACAATTACAAATAGAGGAATTTCTGTAGGATCTGCCAATAAAACTTATACAAGAGTTCCTATTCAAGGTGATGGTACAGGAGCAGAATGCACTGTAGTTGTTGATAATGACCAAAAAGTAGAATCAGTTGTAATATCAAATCAAGGTTTTGGATATACTTTTGGTACTGTTGATTTAGTTGCAGGAAATGTTCCTACTGGAACTACTAAACCAACATTTGATGTAATTATATCACCTAAAGGGGGGCATGGAAAAGATATCTATAGGGAATTGGGTGCATATAATGTTTTGATGTATTCTAGAATTGAAAATGATGTCGAAAATCCAGATTTTATTACAGGAAATCAAATTGCAAGAGTGGGAATTGTACAAAATCCAACATCATTTAATTCGTCTTCAATTTTAACCTTAGATAAAGCAAGTGCTGTTTACGCACTTAAATTAACTGGAATTGGAGTTAATTCTGCAATTTTTACTCCAGACTCACTTATTACACAAACAGTGTCTACAGCAACTACTGCTGTTGGTAGAGTCATTAGTTATGATCAAGTAACTGGTGTCTTAAAATATTGGCAAGATAGATCTAATTCAGGATTTTCAGCAGTCGGAGTTGCAATAACAAATCCAACATATGGGTTTGGCAAAGTTAATTTTACAAATTCTCCTGGTAGTGGTGGAAGTGTTTCAATCGTTGGAGGTTCATCTAATTTAACTATTGATACTTCATTTACAGGTTTATCTACTGTGATAAATAATAGAACGTATTACCTCGGACAATCGTTTACAAATGGTCTTGCAAATCCAGAAACAACAAAATATTCTGGAAATATAATTTACGTAGATAATAGACCATCTATTACAAGATCATCAAACCAAAAAGAAGATATTAAAGTCATTTTGCAATTCTAAAAAATTATGTCTCAGCAAACTAATCTCAATGTAGCACCGTATTTTGATGACTTTAATGCAAATAATGACTATCATAAAGTTCTTTTTAAACCCGGAACTCCTGTCCAGGCAAGAGAATTAACAACTCTTCAATCAATTCTTCAAAATCAAATTGAAAAGTTTGGGCAACATTTTTTTAAAGAAGGTGCTAAAGTAATACCGGGAAATACTGGGTACACACAATTATACTATTGTATTCAACTTGAAAATACTTTTCTGGGAGTCCCTGTTGAAGCATATGTAAATCAACTTGTTGGAGTTAAAATTACTGGGGCAAATTCTAGTGTAACTGCAATTGTAGATAAAGTTCTTTCTTCACAAGAATCGGAAAGAGGAAATCTCACTCTTTACATTAATTACTTGAGTTCAAGTTCTCAGAATAATATAACTGAAATATTTGCTGATGGAGAATCATTAATTGCAGATATACAAATTACTTCCAGTCTTTTAGGAAATACTACTATTGCTTCAGGTCAACCTTTTGCAACAACTATTGCAAAAAATGCTGCAGCAATTGGATCTGCTTTTAACATTACAAATGGTGTTTATTTTATTCGTGGAAATTTTGTAAATGTAGATACCGAAACTTTGATTCTTGAGCAATATAGTAATAAACCAAGCTATAGAGTTGGTTTGTTTGTAAATGAACAAATTATTAACTCAGATATTGATCAAAGACTAAATGATAACTCACAAGGATTTAATAATTATGCGGCACCTGGTGCAGATAGATTAAAAATTACAACATCATTATTTAAAAAGAGTTTAAATGATTATGATGATAATAATTTTGTAGAATTAACAACTATAACTGATGGTGTTTTAAAAACCTTAGTAAAATCATCTGAATATTCTATAATTAATGATGTATTAGCAAAAAGATTTCATGCTCAATTTGGAAATTCTGTTCATACTCCATTTGATGTTTCAGTAAAAGAGTCTTTAAATAATAATAGAGGAAATCAGGGTATTTATCAAATTGGTCAGTTTACTTCTAGTGGACTAACTCCATCTGATGCTCTATCAATTTATCAAGTATCCCCAGGTAGAGCATTCATTATGGGGTATGAAGTAGAAACGATTAATTCAACATTTTTAGATGTACCAAAACCAAGAACTGTTAAAACTCTAGAAAATCAATCAATTAATTATAATACAGGACCTACATTATTTTTAAATAGAGTTTATGGAGCTCCTCTAATTGGAATTGGAAATACGTATGTATTAAGTTTAAGAAATGAGAGAGTTGGTGATAATCAAACCACTGTACCTGGTAAGGAAATAGGTGTTGCTAGAGTATATGATTTTAAGCTAGAATCTGGATCATATAGAACTACATTGACGCACTTAAATGAATGGAGTCTTTCTTTATATGATGTTCAAACTACTGTTGAAATTAGTCTGAATGAGCCTATTACACTAGCAGTTCCAACTTTTGTTGAAGGAAAAAATAGTGGGGCAACTGGGTTTCTTAAAGATGCAGTTAGTGCAAAGAATTTAATCACCTTATATGATATAAGTGGTAATTTTTCAAAAGATGATCCATTACTTTTTAATGGGATTTCTGGTAATAGAGTAGCAACTGCAGTTACATCATATAATATTTCTGATATTAAATCAGTCTATGGTACACTGGGAGGAGGATTTATATTTTCTGCTGATACTATTCAATCAACCTCATCTTTTATTGGATTTGCAACAATTTCTCCTCTTGCGTATAATTCAAATATTGATTTCTTAGGAACTACTGTTACATCAACAATTGGTATAGGATCAACTCAGATTTTTGTAGATGACACTTCTGGAGTATCTGTAGGAAGTTCTGTTACTATTGGATCTGATTCTGAAGTTACAAATGCATTTGTAACTGGTGTTGGATCTACATTTATAACTATTGGAACAGGATCTACAACAGGAAGTTTACTTAATTTACAACTTACTGGGAGTGTGGGTATAGGATCTACTGTGTTGTTTGTTTCACCCACCACAGAAATTTCTATTGGAAGTTCTTTTAATATTGTAAGGCCACCTGTAGTTACAACAATTTCTTCTTTTGTTGGTATTGGATCAACACAAATATTTGTTACAAATCTTT